TCTCCAAGAATTGGACATGCTTCGCCGTACATTTCCATACATGGAACTTGTACTTGTACAGGGCGTGAATCAGTTTCACCCTTTATGCCTGCAAATGGTAGTTTAATCATCAAACGTTCTGCCCAGAAGAAGTCGTTTGCTGTGTTCCCATCAGGAAGGAAACGGATAGTTGCTACCTGTCCTTCTTGTATATTCCAAAATGGGTAAATTGCGTTATCGCCGCCGCCGGTGTTGCCACCTGTAGAACGTGTTTCTTGTTCTTTGAGTTTTGCTCTAATTTCTGCTAATGATGCCATAGTTGATGCCTCCTATAAAATTGCCTATGTGCTGTAAAATTTGTGCCTTAATATTGTGTAGCACTATTACATACTACACAATATTATTTATCTTGTCAATGGTTTTTTTGTAAAAATGTGATTTGCTGGTATTATCTCAGTCCAGCAAGCTCACGCATTCTTTGGTATTCAGTTTCATCTGCTATTGGTTGTTGATTCATTTGATGTTGTTCAAATGTTTGATTTACACGTTCGATGAAGTGCTTTGCTGGATCAATATATTCATCACCATATTCTTTTTCTACCATAGTGAGTATTGCAGTTTCACCTTTGGGAAATTGTCCATTTTCTCTGTCGAAATAACTTAAAATAAATTCACTCAGTGGTGTATTATTAGTTGATGTTTGCTCATCTTCACTAAAACTCTTTTCATGGTCAATATTAATATTTGTTGGTCCATAGTTGTCTACAACTTTTTCTGATTTCAAGAATTTAGCAAATTGTTGGAAATCTTTATCTTTCATCAAGAATCCTTTGAACGCTGGACGGAAGAATCGTTGCATAAAATCTGGCTGTTGCTGTCTCAAAAATTGCATGACCCTAGCATTATCAATGGTAAAGTATCTTGTCATTTTCTTTTCAGGAACTTCATAGTCCTTGGGGTTGGCTGCAAAATGTCCTTTTGGAAGTCTTTTCTTTCCAGAACCTTTGCTGTCTGGGTCTACCTCTCTTTCAGGTGCATTTTCAATTCCAAGTTTATTACCCTTGTAGGAACTCATCCAATCAAAGAATTCAGACAATTGTGGGAACTTGTTAACCACTCCTGGTTCTTTGTACAAAATGATTTTATCTGCATTAACAAATACTTTTTCTGTCATTAACTTTTTAATTGTTTTTGCGATAATATCCTTGGATGTTAGTGCAGTGTATGTACGCAATGCATCTGCAAACTTTAAGTCAGTGGGGTCTTGAACAAATCCAGCATAAGCCACCAAGTATGGCTTGGCGCCGCCAGTGCTTGTGCCAGCTGTGGTTTTTGCTGCAAATTTTACATACAAGTTACCATAACCAGTTTTAGATTTTGGCTCTGCTTCATTAGTACTGCATTCACATGGTATGGAACCGCAATCACTACACTCTTTTTCTTCTGCAAATTGGCCCATCATCTCTTCAAAGCCTTGTTCCAATTGTTCTTCTTCTGGCACACAATTGGGAACTTGCTTGCCGTTTTTTTCCTTCATACCAACTTGCTTGTAATCTTTCCAACAAGGATCGTCGGCTTCAGCAACAATGTCTGCTGGACCCAGTGTTTTGGCTTTTTTGTGCTCACTTACCAGTCGATAAATGTATGGAAACACATCCTGAAGTTCTTCATTAAACTGGCGGATTGTAAGCTGATCTACCCAATTGTCTTTTACATCATCTGGAACATCTTCAAACACTGGCTTTACAAAACTAGAGATGGCTTCAGCATAATAATTAGGCTTTTGTAAACTCTCAATGGTCTTTTTTACAGTGGATATTCTTTCTCTTACAACATCCATGTATTCACTTAGACTTTCAGCCATTACACTGCTGCGACCCATGTAGTTTCTAAACTTGCGAAGATTGGACATTTCTTCACTTAGTCCAGTAATATGACCGCCGAAATCGTCGTATGGCTTGCCACCTTCGCTAACATGTCTGGCCATTGCCCTAGCGCCTGTTAGGTGGCGATATGGATATTTAAATCTTTCACCGTCTGCACTTTCAATATATATGGTACCAATGCTACGAGTTCGGCCACCTGCCAACTCTTGATTTACACTTTCAGTGTGTTTGATAACCAGTCTTGCGTTATCAATGTTTTGGTAACTCATTCGTGAAGTCCCATAAAGTTTCGATTCTGTCATCGTATTGTCTCCAAGATTGGTAGCTAAAAATTTGTAATCTCGTTTGTTGAGATTTGATTTGTTTATATCTCTTACATCAAAATTTAATAGGCGTTTTTTTGAAAATACTCTTAATTCTTTTAAAAAATTATACCAGTTAGTTTGTGTGGTTTCATCTTCGTTTTGCATAAAGTCTTTTGAGTATATTATAGTGAGTCCATCTTTTTCAGATACAGACACACTTACTTTTCCCAAATCACGTCCAGATTCATTATAATCAAAATCAAAAAATCGTGCATCAGATGGAGTATTGGTTACATTTCCTTCTTCATCACCAATTGTGACTTCTGGAAAACGACCTCTTATTTTGTTAAACAGCTCTTCGCCTATTTTGTTTAAGTTTTTCATATTGTTATTTATTTAAAAATTGTTACTAATAAAGATTGGCATGGGCGGATCATAGTCTATATCTGCTTCTACTTGAGTAAATGTATTGTATATCCTAGGATCCCAATCTTTTAATATTGCCATCATTCTTAATGATAGCAGCATTGCACTTACCAAATCATCAGTTGTTCCTGATTTTGCTTGAAAACTACTACCAGTTGCAACAAAATTTTTAAGTTCTGACAGCAATGGCCTTGACTTAATTGTTAATTTTCCAGTTTCAACCATTGTTTTTAATCTACTACATGCTGTAATTTTGCTGCCATGAGTTGTGTTGAATCCTTTACGAAACTTCCTAACATGACCTTTTCTTATTGGTTCACTTATAAACAATCCTGGAATGTTTTCTTCTCCAAAATCGTTAATAACTAACAAACATGCTTCTCCGATTCCATTGTTTTCCACACTCCAATAGATGCTTGCTGCTGAACCAACGGTTTCAGAAATATAAGAACATATGTCCCTAAGAACCCGAACCTGTCCTGGAATTGCTGTTGTATTATGTTGCCACTCTGCAACTTGTTCATATGAAGGGAGTTCTATAACCTGTATAGCTGAATAATCCCCTCCTGTACCCATGCTGGGATCAAGTGCAACAACATATGTATACTCTGGAGAAGGCTGCTTGTACCATCTGGTTTGCCCCATATTAAGCAATGGCAGACTGCCTTCCATCTCAGCAAGTTTGATGCTGTTTATAAGTGTTTCATCGAATACCAGGAATTCACATCCATACTCACGACGGAACTTCTCTTCACCAATTCTACCAATTTCAACAGACTTCCATTCTTCATCACGATCAGGATGTTCACTCCAGTGTGCAGTAAAGTTATGAAAACCATTTACACCCAGTTCACTCTCATTGCCATGATCATCAAACTTCTTGTCTGCATCTTTCCAAATAGAAGCAAAAGTATCTTCATCACTGTTGGGCGTGCTTGTAATAATTGCACGTCCACCTGTTGCCAGTGTAGGTGATATTGAAGTCCAAAACTCCTCTGCAATGTTTGGTGGCACAAATGCAAATTCGTCACAGTATAGTAATGAAATACTCATACCACGTCCAGTGTTTCCAGTGGTTGTCTGACTTACAATACGACTTCCATTTTCAAATTCAACACTGCCTTTGTTGTAACTGGTGGCGCCTGCTCTAATGAAATCAGGGCACATTTCATATACATATCGTATACGTTGCATAATTTCCTGCGCACCTGTATACTTGTGAGCAGCAATAAGGATTGTTTGATCTGGATGGAACATGGCATACCAACACAGGTATATGGCAGCAGTTGTAGTTTTTCCAGTCTGTCTAGGCAACATGTTTATGTTAAATCGGTAATCGTGATAACTTTTCAGCAATCGTTCTTGGTACTCAAAAGGTTCAAAAAGTAATTTGCCTTTTACTGGGTGTTGAATGTATGCAAAGTTCCTTGCAAAATGCAAATAGCCAGTTTCAGGATCCATGCATTTCATTAGATCCTGAATCTGTGCTTCAGTATACGTTTCTTTTTGATTAGCCTTTTTGATAATAACATTATCAAGAGATTTAGACATTAAAAGTTCCTCATTGTTATATTATATAGTCCCACCGAGATGGTTCTTTTTCTTTAATGAATGAAGAGCCTTGTTTGACTGGAAGGCATGTGCAAAGTTTTTCTTCTTACGTTGTAATTTTCTGAG